CAAGATTTCTGGTTGTGCGTTTAATGCTGTCCGAAATCCGGGCCTCTGCGCGAGTGAATTTTTCTGCGCTATTGCCTGCGCCGTTACCAATTCCGTCGACCGCTTTACCGGCTTTTTCTGCGCCTGTCTGAACTTTTCCAGACATTCTCCCGGCAGCATCTCCGACACGATTTAACGAGGATTCAGCGCCTTCAGTCGATACTTCGACAACGCCTTGTATTTTCAGATCAGCCATTGAATCCCCGAAAAGGAAAACCGCCCGTAGGCGGCTTTTGGTGTTATTTCGCGTGCATTGCGTTAAGCGCCGGGATTTCCATCAACTGGAGATCGGCAAATAAGGCTTTGCGGTGCTTTTTCTTGATGCCGTGATGCTCAAACAGGACATTGACCACGGTTTGGTAATCGAGCCGCGATGGCCCGTTCATGCCCTGCTCCCATGCGCCATGCCCCATTCCTGAGAAGAACATGACGCTATCCCAGCAACACGGCCAAACTTCCACGTCTTCATCCTCGTAATCTGCCCGAGTGAAGCCAGTTCCTGCTAACTCTTGATCAGTCGGCAGCTTCCGGTGAATGTGTTTGGCCGCGTCGGTTAGTTTCCCACTCGCCCCTGAATGCGAGATTTGTAGAATGCGACGTGGATAGCGTTTAGCGCGCCGGGATAAACATCAGCCAGCTCGTTCAGTGCCTCAAGCGAGAATTCGCCAAAGACTTCATCAAGCCCCCAAGAGTCAATAAACTCAGCCATGAAACCTGAGATCAACTGATCCGGGTTTTCTTCCATGTGCTTCTTCAACTGGCTTTCTGTCCGGTACTTGAATTTGAACTCAACCTTTTCCGGCTTTTCGCCAGGAACCGGGATTTCGACCGAGCATTTGTAAATCGGATTCGGTGTTTTCTTAAGTGCCATGATTGTGCTTTCTTGTAATGTAAAAAAAGCCCGTGATCCGTAGCTAACGGCGGGCGAAAAAAAGCCCCACCGAAGCGGGGCTTACTGGCAAAAAGGTTGATTAGGCGTAGCGGGTAATACGACCGTTGCCGTTTACAGACACGACATTGGTCATAATCGACCCATCGGACAACTTGACGTTTTCATTCAACGCGATGGTGCAAGGGGTTAGGATGATGTCGCCATTCTTCAGCGTCTTCTTCAGGATGGTGTCGGTCTGGACTTCGCTCAAAGTGCGGATAGCGTTGTATGCAGTTGAGCCATACTGATCTGCGTCAATCTCAAACGACTCAGAGACTGCCGAAAAGCCATCGTTCAGATTGGTTTCGGTATCCTCGTCCATAAAGCGGACAGTGACGTTTTTCGGTTCGCCGCCCGATTGCGTCGGGTTGAGATACTTGGAAATCTGGGTGAAGGTGGTGGCCTTGCGAACGGTGCCGATGCCAGAACCAGCCGGGAAGAATTCCAGATTTGTCGTGTCAATCAATTCAGCAACGAAGATGTCGACGGTGGTAACGGTCTTGACGCGAACGGCGCGACGGTTGAGACGGCCCCAGCCCGAATACAGTTGGACAATATCGCCAACGATATAGCCGTGACCGACACAGGTAATAGATGCTTCAGCCGCGTTGCTAACAACAGTAACGGTCTTTGCCGCAGCGAAAGCCGAAGCGATTGACATGATGGTGCCGGATGGAAGTGTAGCCATTTGTATTGCCTTTCAGAAATGAAAAAGGCCCGCCGAAGCGAGCCTGTAACGCCCTTACGGGCAACGTTTGCCTTTTTATGGGCGTAAAAAAACCGGCTCTAGGCCGGCTTGTTGGGGTAATTCAGTGGGCTATCTATCGCCGAAAACTTCAAAGCGTTGAATGCTTCCATATAGCTTCGTGTCGGGTTCGTAAGTCGATACAGAGTCGCCTTGCGGTTCCGTCTGGAATGCGGACGATGCACATAAAGCGTCTTCCACTTGGCGTATCAGCGTTAATGCTTCGAGGCGCGTTTTTGCCCATGCGTTGATCTGGATTAGTGGAAAGCGCTTATCCATTGCGGTGTTATCCGCGTAGCGCATGGATTCGCCGCCGATATGCTGAAAGGTCAGATAAGGCGTAGCTGCGCCGGATGGCGCTAGGTCTGGGTAAGTGCGGGGGCAGATGGCTTGCAATAGCGGGATAAGGTCGGCTTCTAGGATCATTTTTTATTAACCTCTTCGATAAACCGGGCCTTGATTGCGGCGCGAACTTCTGATCTTGTTTCCTTGATTGATCTGGCAATAAAAGACTTGGCGGGTGCTCGGCTTGTGCCGAATTCAACCATCGCCCCATAGGGCGCTTTGTCGGCATTCCAGCTAATGTGATAAGTCGATACGTCTTTAAAGCTGTTGTCTTTGCTGAATACCTGATAGATCGAATTGCGAAGGTTGCCCGGCGAATATGGGCCATAGACTGCATTCGTTCCGTGGAACATGTGCGCCGCATCAGACTCAGGACAATTCAGCCTTGCTTGCAGATAAATTATCTGCGCGCCTTCTTGCGCCGCTGGTCGCGTTGCCCGGCCTAGCTCGTCGGCAGTTGCGCGTAGCTGCTCTTTAAACTTGGCTACGTCCATCTTGATCTTCATGCCCATTATTTCGTCGCCTCGCAAACTAGATTAGTGCGTTACCTGATGCCATGTTTAATGCTCCTGAATGTTGCGAAAGTAGAAATCAGCCATTGCCAGTTCCTTGCTCGGGTGCCGGCGAACTGCCACCAGCTTGTAATGCGTCACGATCCAAGTCCCGTGAAACGCCAGCACAAAGCTCGCTGGCCCCTTCATCGGGCGATACTCGATTGAGCGATACCGACGTAACCCGATACGCTCCGAGAAACCGAAATGCGGAATCAATCCTCTGAAGGCATGACTCCGGCGAATCCACGCATACTGCTTCCCGTGACTTGCTGCCCATAGCCACATCGCCACGATCCAGCAATTCAGGCGCATCGCCATAGTTCATTAGTTCGCCGCTTTGACCGATGCCACCAGCCGATTAAAGATTGGCGAAACCATAGTCCACGCGGTATCGATCTCGTCGCCAACCGCAAGGCTGGTCGCAATGACGTTTTTGACCGCAGCGGCCTTTTCGTTACCAGGGGCGTCCGGTATTAGTTCTTCGATGCCCTTGATTATTTCGATCATCTGGGCGCGATTTGTGATGATGAAAGCAAAGACTTGCAGGAAGATTGTCATGTTGTTGCTCCTAGAAAATGCACGAGACGCCGGGGCTAACCCCGGCCTCCCAGAATGTTTGTGTCAGCGTCTGGATCTTGAATGTCTGGAAATCTACCAGGTGGATCACGGTCAGGCTTGGCCGGCAGTCCCACTTTGTCAGTGGTGCTGTAGGTGAGCAGGAGGTTGATAACAACAACCAGACCAGTAACCAACTGAGTGATTTGCGTGTCATCAAGCGGCACCTCCAGCCCGAAGGCGCGTAACACCGCGATCAGCGCACCGAACGTCGGCAGTAGCAGCGTTGCGGCGATCTGGCGGTTTTTCCAGAGTTGCGGGTCTGCAACTGCGTTTCCCTTGCGGAACAGGTCTAGGAGGGCGAGTAGTTTGTTCATGCCGGCACCTTCAATGATCTGTTTACCCAGCCGAGCAGAAAGCGTCCCTGGCTACGGTTTTTATTCACGATGCCGGCGTAGTGGTTGATCTTCGCGACGGTGTAGGCCATGTGGAATTCCTCGCACTCGTTCAGCGCGGCCATTGTGACTTTGCCCATAACGCCATCAACATCCACGCCGAGCACAGCTTGAGCGCAGCGGATAGCCACCTTGGGGCCGGCATTGACCGCAAAGTCATAGATGGATTCGGCGGTCGCCTGGTCGCGGATCTCGTCACCCCAGATCGGGTTCCAGTAGCCGACGCGGTAAGCGGTGCGGACTAGCTCGATAGGCGGCACCTCTCCCCGGTCGATAAAGCGCCAGCCGTCCCATAGTGGGTTGGCCCGGCGCGACAACCCGGCGTAAGTTTGGCCGCCGTGGTCATAGGCAATCTCGGTCAGTTGCAAGCCGCCCTCAAGTAGCATGGTGCGGTCGAACGCGGGGAGGAAGTGACTCATGCTTGACCTCATTTTTTCTGCGGCTGGTACGCATCAATCTGACGCTCAATGGCACGCTCAATCGCAAACAAGAGCCGCGTAGCCATGTGGCCTGATACCCCAGCGGCAGCGGCGCACAGGCCAGCCGGTTGATTCCAAGAGTCGAGCAGCATGAACACGCCTAGCCCGACAAATCCTGAGGTGAATATCTCGCCAATCAGCTCAATGAAATTAAACGCTCTGGCGTGGCCGCGCTTGACCCTGGCGTACCAGTTGACCAGTCCGCCGCCAACAGCCATTGATAACGCAAGCACCCACGTTGCAACG